CTACCTAAATGGATCCAGCAAGGTATTGTACCAGGTGGTTGGAATAAAGGTAGTATTGAGTTAGAAAATGGTTCAAAAGTCCTAGCATCAGCTACATCATCGTCAGCAGTTCGTGGTGGATCTTTCAACCTAATTTATCTTGACGAGTTTGCGTTCGTCCAGCCAAACCTACAAGAAGACTTTTTTGCTTCTGTATACCCAACGATTTCTTCTGGTAAAACATCTAAGGTAATGATTACATCTACACCTAATGGTATGGAGTTATTCTATAAGATTTGGGTGGATGCTGAGAATGGCAGAAATAGCTATAAGCCAGTTGCAGTTAATTGGTGGGATGTCCCAGGTCGCGATGAGGCCTGGAAACAAGAAACAATTAATAACACATCTGCTGAGCAGTTTAGGCAAGAGCACGAATGTGAATTCCTAGGGTCTTCCAATACTCTAATCTCTGGTTCAGCTCTACGTAGAATGACATTCTTGCCACCAATAGAAGAACATGGGGATCTCAAAGTATATAAGCTACCTCAGAAGGACCATATCTATGCTATGGCTGTAGATACTTCCAGAGGCACTGGTGCTGACTATTCAGCATTCTCTGTTGTAGATGTTACTCAGTTTCCATACGAGATAGTAGCCACGTATAGGAACAATAAGATATCCCATCTATTGTACCCTTCTACTATTGATAATGTGGCTAGGAACTACAACAGTGCCTATATTCTAGTTGAAACCAATGATAATGGTCAGCAGGTTGCAGATACTCTAAACTACGAACTAGAAAATGAGAATGTCTTAAAGACGGCACAATCTAAATCGGGACAAGTCTTAACTAGTGGTTTTAATGCATCTGGTTCTAAATTTGGCATCAAAACATCCAAGCAGGTCAAGGCCATTGGATGTGCCACTTTGAAGATGCTAATAGAGGAAAATAAGCTACTAAACTACGATTATGATGTGCTTCACGAGATGACCACTTTTATAAGTAAGGGTACATCCTATGAAGCAGAATATGGCAAAAATGACGACCTAGTGATGACACTGGTTCTCTTTGCCTGGATGTCTACTCAAAACTTTTTTAAGGAATTGACGAATAATGACATCCGCCAACAATTGCTTAATGGAATTCCACAAGCTACCGATGATGACCTCCTCCCGTTTGGAATTATAGATGATGGCAGACACGAGTTACTAGATGATTCAGTTATTAAATATACATCCAATTTTGACAAAATGCTCGCTTCCTAAACATGAACCCAGGGAATTTATAAATAATTTCAGTAGCTTTATTCAATAGATTTGTCTACGAGGAGAATCACAATGGCATTTCAAGTTAGCCCAGGTGTAAATGTAAGCGAAATCGACTTGACAACAGTGGTCCCTGCCGTATCTACTACAGAAGGTGGTATTGCAGGTACATTCCGCTGGGGTCCAGTTGAGGACAGAGTAAATTTATCTTCAGAAATTGAGTTTGTCAAGACTTTTGGCAAGCCATCTGATGATAACTTTGAAACATTCCATGTTGCATCATCATTCCTAGCATATGGCAACCAGCTATATGTTGTCCGCGCTGCAGACGCAAATGCATACAACGCATATGCAAACACAACAGCAGCTGCCAACCTACAAGTTAAGAATTCAGATGACTACTTAACAAAGACAACGGGTGCTAGCCAGGGTGCTATCTACCGTGCTAAGTATCCTGGTTCACTAGGTAACTCACTAAAGGTATCCATCTGCGACTCTGCAAATGCTTACCAATCAAACCTAATGTCATCTGTAAACAACTCCAACAACACAATCGCATTTGCTGTTAGCGTTGGTGCAAACACAGGTACATTGACAGTAACACAAGCATCACAAAATGTTGTATCGATTGCTGTATCAGCAGGTGGTTCTGGTTACAGCAACGATGAAGTTATTGTTCTATCAGGTGGTACTACAAACACTGGTAACTGTACAATCACAACAAACTCAACTGGTGGTATTACAGCAGTGACAGTTGTTGGTGCTGGTCAGTTCCCAAATACATCAGTAATCAGCATATTTGTTGCTAACTCAACACAGGGTGCTAACTCAACGAATAGTAACACAGCCAATGGTTCAAGTGCTTCATTCTCAATTGCACTTGGCTCAACAGTTGCTGCTAACTCACTAGCCAACACAGAGCTAAACACACAGCTAGATCTACTATCTGCTGGTGATAAGCTAAAGGTTGGTAATCAGTACTTGAGAGTATCTTCAATTGGTGCAGTATCAGGTGTTTCAAACGGTGTTGTAAGATCAACACTAAACTTTGAGGATCTGTATACTGGTTCAGCTGCAATTTCCAAGTCAACAAACTCAACAGCTACAGAAGCCGTAACACGCTACTGGGAGTTCTTTGAGCAAGTTGACTCAGCTCCAGGCACATCTGCATACGTATCGGAGCGCGGCGGTTCATCTGACGAACTACACATCGTTGTAGCAGACGAAGATGGTCTAATCAGCGGTGTCAAGGGTACAGTTCTAGAGAAGTTTGAAAGACTATCTCGTGCAACAGATGCCAAGAGAGAAGGCGCTACAATTTACTATAAGGACATCATCAACAATACTTCAGAGTACTTGTGGTGGTTCAAGGACAACGGTTCAGCTTCTTCAAACACAGCTAACAATATGTCCTCATCAGATACAAACGCCAAGCCAACAACGAAGTCATTCGAAGGTGGTACAGATGGCGGTGGTGAAGCAAACGTTGCATTCTCATACCTAGCAGCTGCATACGATAAGTTTGCATCAGCTGACGAAGTGGACATTTCTCTACTTCTAACAGGTAAGGCAAGAGGCGGCACATACGGCGAACAACTAGCAAATTATCTAATTGATAACATTGCTGAAGTTCGTAAGGACTGTGTTGTCTTCGCATCACCAGATCGTGGCGATGTTGTAAATGTTCTAGCTGGTACACAAGCTGATAATATCGTAGAGTTTAGAAATGCTCTAAGATCAACATCATACGGTGTTCTAGATTCTGGTTACAAGTACACATATGATCGTTACAACGACGTATACCGCTTTGTACCACTAAATGGTGATACAGCTGGTCTATGCGTAAGAACAGACAATATCAGAGACCCATGGTGGTCACCTGCTGGCTTCAACAGAGGTCAGATTAAGAATATTGTCAAGCTAGCATATAGCCCAGACAAGCCTGATAGAGATACACTATACAAGGCTGGCGTCAACCCAGTGGTTACATTCCCTGGTCAAGGCACAGTTCTGTTTGGTGACAAGACTCTACTTGCTAAGCCATCAGCATTCGATAGAATCAACGTACGCAGATTGTTCATTGTCCTAGAGAAGGCAATTGCTACAGCTGCTAAGTTCACACTATTCGAGTTCAACGATGACTTCACAAGAGCTCAGTTCCGTAACTTGGTAGAGCCATATCTACGTGAGATCCAGGGACGTCGTGGTATCTACGACTTTAAGGTAGTCTGCGATACAACGAATAATACACCTGAAGTAATTGATAGCAACCAGTTTGTTGGTGATATCTACATCAAGCCTGCTCGCTCAATTAACTTCATCCAACTGAACTTTGTTGCAGTTAGAACTGGTGTTGAATTCAGCGAAGTCGTTGGTCAGTTTTAATCAATAAGGAGAGACGTAAATGGCTTTCAATATTAACGAAATTAAGAGTCAGCTAGCACTTGGTGGTGCTCGCCCATCTCTTTTCCAAGTAAGATTTACAAATCCAGCCACATCGGAAGCCGATGCAGTCGTACCATTCATGGTTAAGGCTGCTCAGATCCCAGCTTCAACGATTGCTCCTATTGAAGTCTTCTACTTTGGTCGTCCAATTAAGTTGGCAGGTCAAAGAGTATTTGATAACTGGACAGTAACAGTTATTAACGACGAAGATTTCAAGGTCAGAAAGGCATTGGAAACGTGGTCTTATAACATCAACTCTTACTCTGGTAACGTCCGCGAGTTTGGTACAGCAGCTCCATCCGAGTACAAGGGTCGTGCAGAAGTTATCCAGTATAGTAAGACCGGTGAAGAACTACGCACATATGTCTTCGAAGGTATCTTCCCAATTGCTCTAGGTCCAATTGAGCTATCATGGGAAAATGGTAACGCTATCGAAGAGTTCCAGTGTGAGTTTGCTCTAGATTACTGGACTGTCCCAGCTGACGGTCAAGAGTAATAAGGGATAAAGAGGGCCGCTAAATATAAGCGGCCCTCCTACTCTCTACTAGAGGTTATATAATATGGAATTATTTGGTTTTGAGATTAAAAAGAAACAGGAAGAGATGCCACAAGTAGTGGCAGTTACTCAACCTTCCTTTGTTCCTCCAGTAAATGACGACGGTGCAGTCATCGTATCAGGCGGTGGCGTTGTTGGTACCTATGTTGATCTAGAAGGTACAGCTAGAACAGAAGCTGAGCTTATTACTCGCTACCGTCAACTATCACTCCAACCGGAAATTGAAACTGCTGTAGAAGAAATTGTAGGTGAGATGATCTCCTATGATTCAAACCAAGAGCAGGTCAATATTAATTTGGATGACCTAGAGTTTTCCAAATCTCTTAAAGATAAAATCTCTGATGAGTTTGATGAAGTAAAGAAACTTCTTGACTTCTCCTCATCTGGTTTTGATATTATCAGACGTTGGTATGTTGATGGTAGATTATACTATCATGTAATTATTGATGTTAATAATCCACAAGATGGTATCAAAGAGCTTCGCTATATTGATCCAAGAAAGATCAGAAAGATCAGAGAAATCAAGAAAGAGAAGGGCAAGACTGTTACTGTACAGAATGAATATTACATGTACAATGATAAAGGCTTCCAGGCTAAGGAAGTCACTTCATCAACAAACGGTCTAAGAATTGCCAAAGATTCAGTTGTTCTAGTATCATCAGGCTTACTAGACGAAAACAATTCATACGTTCTATCATATCTTCATAAGGCTATTAAGCCTATGAACCAGCTACGTATGCTAGAGGATGCTTCTGTTATCTATAGATTAACAAGAGCACCAGAAAGAAGAGTATTCTATATTGATGTTGGCAACCTTCCAAAGATGAAGGCAGAACAGTATCTTGCCGATATGATGCAGCGTCATAAGAATAGACTAGTCTACGATGCCACAACTGGTGAAGTTAGGGACGATAGAAAGTTTATGACAATGACAGAAGACTTCTGGATCCCACGCCGCGAGGGCGGTAAGGGTACAGAAATTACAACTCTACCACCAGGTGCAAACCTAGGTCAGATGGAAGATGTTGTATACTTCCAAAAGAGATTATATCAGTCATTACATGTTCCTGTAACAAGACTAAATTCAGAACAAGGGTTCAGTTTAGGTAGATCATCAGAAATTACAAGAGAAGAACTACGCTTCTCTAAGTTTGTTGATCGTTTAAGAATGAAGTTTTCGGTATTATTTAAAGATTCCCTAGGCAAGCAGTTAGTACTAAAAGGTATTGTTGCTCAAGAAGAACTTCCAGAAATTATGTCAAAGGTTAAATTTGACTATGTTCAAGATGGCTACTTTACCGAGTTGAAGGAATCAGAGATTATAACAAATAGAGTTAACACTGTTAAGAACATGGAAGACATGATTGGTGTTTACTACTCACGCAACTTTGTTCGTAAGAAGGTTCTACGTCTATCTGATGATGACATTGAACAAATGGAAGAAGAGAATCAAGAGGATCCAATTCTTCAGCAGCAGGCTGAGCAGCAAGATGCTCAAGCAGAAATGCAACAACAGCAAATGAATATGCAGCAGCAACAAGCTGCTGCTAATCAGCAACAGGAAGCACAGAAGCAAGCAGATAAGCAGCGTGAAGCTGATATGAAGCAGGTTTAATTGAACAGATTGATAAATAATTAGAACATTGGAGTTATTATATGTCAGAACACGTAAGAGATATGATTGGTGCAGTTATTAATCAGGATGCAGCTGCATTCTTAGATAAGTTTGAAACTGCAATCAACACAAAGGTAGCAACTAAGTTGGATACAATGTATCCAGAAGTTGCTCACGCAGTAATGAATCCACAGGCTGAAGTACCAACTGAAGCCCCAGCAGAACAGTAAGAGGAATACCATGGCCACAATTCGCGAATCATTAAAGAAGCTAGTAGAGGTTGCTAAGCCTGTTCCTGGTGATGAGCAGGAGTTTGTGGCTAAGCATGGTATGAAGATTATGGATTTCCAGGGTAAGGATTCAATCTCTGCTGAATCACCGTATGACCACATTCTAAAGAATGTTGCA